AACCAATAGCGAGGGCGAAAAGGCGTTGCGCCTATTTGCTCATGGTGATATCTCCGTGTTCAAGGAACAAGACGCGACCAATACTTTGCTCGCTAACGACACCAACAGAAACTTCGTGACCGAAGAACTTGTCCACGATGAGGGAACTAAATCCGTGTATGTCGCTAACCGACGAACTGGTGGGCTAGAGGAACATGCTGAAATCGCGCCAACCCTTTTGGCGTTTATGGGAACAGGCGGGGGTAATGTGCCTATCTACAAAGAGACACTTGTAAGGCGGCTCACACCAGTTGAGTGCGAGAGGCTTCAAGGTTTCCCCGATGGTTGGACAGATACTAATACCGACACTCATAGGTATCGCCAAATGGGGAACGCAGTTGCGGTTCCGGTTGTCCAATGGATTATCGGTGGCATCGTGTCGGTTCACCAGAAGTTGGGGAAGTATGCCGAATAAAGTAAATCTTTGGTGGGGCAAGGGCTTCTTTATCGAAACCCTCGAGGACGGCGATGAGAGTTTCCATCTCGTCATCACCACGCCCGATTTCCAAACTAGAGAGCAGGCCGACCAAGCCGAACGCTACTTTAGAAACCTAATTATGAAGGGTCTGTAATGGCTAAGTGTGTGGACAATAACCACCGATGGATACTGACATTTATCGCCCCTAAGACATGGGTGCGTTGCGAGATGTGTGGTGAACGCTTCCCCTTTGGCCACGAACAAAACGGCGCAAAATACAATGGGCCGGTTCCCCTCAAGTATCAGAGGATTACGCAGTGAAGCGCAAAGACCAGATAATCCAAGACCTTTCCAAAGTTCTCGTCACCGAAACCGACAATACGGCAAGGGCGGTCAAGGCTCTCAACGATGCGAACGCTAGCCACACGGCTATGCGAGAGGCTTATGCTGAAATGGAAGGCGAGCGCGACCTCTATCGCATCGCCCTCTCCATCGCTATTGGCCGTCTCTCTGCCTACACGCCCACCGGAGATTCGTCATCTCTAATGGAGTTCATCATCGCCGAGGCCGTTGGGGAAATCACCTCGCAGAACAAACGGTAGTTCGCTATTTGCTATAGTGTCCTCTATGGGTAGAACCGATGAGGATGTAAAGTTTTACAAGGCAGAACTGCTGAAGTATGTGAGTTGGTATTGGGAACGCTACGGCTTTGCGCCTTCGTATCGGTCCATCGCCAAGGCTATTGGAGTTCAGAGCACATCAACTATTTTTGGCTACATCAATAGTTTGGAACGCAACGGGCGCATAGTCCGAAACCCCGTAAATAACCAAATCCGTGTGGTGAATAATGGGAAGCAGGAAGGATGCGCCCACGACTGGCGAGTTCGCAAAATCACGAACCCACTCAAACTCATCTGCGCGGACTGCGAGTTCGTGACCGAAGTGGAATACAACCCCACCGAGGATACGAACCTCAAAGACTTGCTGAAATACACTGGTAAGGTTTAGAAATCAACGAGGGTATGGTAGAGTGGGGCAGACAAGGAGCGAGCATGACCGAGAGCCTAACTGACTTAGCAGGACGCGTATGGCGTTCCGTGACCCAAGATGCCTATGACGCTAATGACATCGGCACTCTCATCGACAGCACCCTCAAGTTAGAGCAGACGCTGATTGAGGCGAATAATCGCATCGCTCTTCTCGAAGAGGAACGCGCTCGCTTTATTGAGGCTTTGGAAATCGCTGGCAAGGACAACGAAAAACTTCGCGCTTCCCTTGACAAGTTTGGCCACCTAGTTCAGTTTGCTGAAGAGGTCGTGGAATAATGGCGCGTCTCGTATGGGAATCGCTTGACTTCGGGCAAATCCGAGCAAAGGACAACCCCTATGAGTATGTGATTTGGGCAAGCGATGACCGTAAGAAGCCTGCTGAACTTCGCATTATTCGCAAAGACAATGTGGGTGGCATCATCGTGCCACTACAAGACTTCTCCGTTTTTGCCCGAGATGTCAAGGCCGCTATCCGACTTGCTGAAAAGTTGAATAAGGCTTTACGCAAATCTCGTCAATACAACGGCTACATCAACCTCTAAAGACAAAACCCCCCACCCGAAGGTGAGGGGCAAAGTCGTGGTGATTAGCGAGCGATGGGAGTCATCGCTTCGGCGTAAGCCGAGAGGTCCGCAAACTTACGGAACGCATCCAACTCGGTGACGAACTCCACGAACGCAGGGTCAGTGGCGTAGTTATTCACCTCGAGCCAGTAGATACCGTTTTCGTCACTCCAACGGATTTTGCCACCTTCAGAAGTGAGTTCGGTTCCACGAAGGTCCGTGTCACCCCAATACGCTTCGTCGCAGATTTCCTTGATAAAGAAAATCACGAGTTCGCCGAGGTCGGAGTTGGCGAGGAAATCATCCACTAATGCTCGGTCAATTGTGTTCTGGGTCATCATCATCTCCTTAGTTGGCGAGAATCTCTCGCACCTTTGCTACATCTACCGTTGGGATTTGCCCAAAGTGCATACGAGCGACATTGAGGACAGAGTTGAGTGCCTTGTAGCCGAAGAGTATCCACGAAATCACCACTATCTTGCCGAAGCAGGCAAAGACAACTAACTCGGCAACCAAGTTGATGGCGCTCACGGCATAGGTCCACCACAGTTGGCGGTTCCCCCAACCCATCTGTCGGGTAACACCACCAAGCCGACTCCACGTCCACACGGCCATTGGAACGCTGAAAATCGTAGCGATTCCGAAAAGCCACCAATGGGGCAGGAAGTAAGCGATTGCGGCGAACGCCACTGAACTGAAGTTCTTTACCATTGCCTTCATCGGTATCTCCTTTTTTGTATCCGACAAATACATCTTATACGCCTACTACACCAATGTCAAGTTATTCCGAAAACCAAGTAATCAAAGGGTATTACACCCCTCGCCACACAAGTTTGATAGGGTAGCCCGATGACCTCTGTGACCCTCGGCCCGAAGCCCTACGGCGTATCACCAAGCCGAGTAAATCAGATTGAGACTTGCCCTCGCCAATACCAATACTCGGTAGTGGACCGTATCCCCGAGAGCAAAAAGATGGAAACCTATCGGGGAACGGTATTCCACGCCATCCTCGAGGAAATGTTTTTGCGAACTGCTGAAACGCCGAGCGAGCGCACCGTTGATTACACCCTCGCCCTTATGCGAGAGATGTATCGGGGATTAGTCACGCCGGAAATCGCAGCCGAGATGGGCATTGACGAAGTAGGTATTCAGACCTTCGCCCGAGATGTTGCCAAATACATCCGCACCTACTTCACGATGGAAGACCCTACGCAAATCACCAGCGAGGGTATCGAAATCCAGTTTGATGTGGATATGGGTGGCTACACCCTGCGAGGCATCCTTGACCGCCTTGACCGTTTGCCGAACGGCGACTTAGAAATCGTGGACTACAAGACCGGCAAGGTTCCGCAAGACCGTTACAAAGATTCAGCAATTTTGCCGGCCAAGATTTACGCCTATATGTGCGAGAGGATGTTGGGCGAGCGACCCAAGACCATCAGACTTCTCTATGTTCAGTTCGGCAAAACCCTCACTATTGAAGTGACCGATGCTGATATCGCCTACGCCGAGAAGCGAGTTCGTGAGGCGTGGGGCAAGATTGAGAATTGGTATGACCTCGGCTTTTTCCCGCCAGTCTCCAATAATCTTTGCAACAAGTGGTGTTCCTACAAGAGCATTTGCCCTTTATTCTCAACGCCCACCTACGACGATAGCCCCTTCTAAGAGTTCAACCCTTGACAGTTTGGAAAAGCCTTCTACGCTTTCCATTGTCAAGACCATTGAGTTTCAGTGGTGATGAGTTCTTAGGAGAGACGTGGCGCGACGCAAGTTAGTGCGACTGAGCATCAAGGAGACGTCGGGCGTTGACCGCCCGGCGCACCTTCACGATGGTTGGGTCGTAATGAAGTCCGCTTCGCAATCCGATGTGACCGCCGTTCTTGACGAACTGCGCCCTTCCACCCCTTCCGTTATGGAAGCAGTTGATGGGAACCCTGCTGATGTGGAGAAGTCCACTGACGCGCAAGTAGAAGCGCCCGCTTCTATTTATTCACAAACCTTTCAGGAGGAAACTATGAGCGAGACGCTCAAGGCGGCGGAAGTCGTCGTTATCCCCGAGGTTGCGAGTGAGGACGAAATCCTTAAGGCGATGCCTGCCGTTATCAAGAAGATGCTTGATGACAGCAAGTTTGCTGCGGAGACCGCCCTCGCCAAGGCTGCTGCTAGTGAGCAGGCCCTTGTTGCCGAGCGTGAGGCTCGTGCTGATGAGGCCGCCGTTCTCAAGGCTGCGGAGTGGTCGCACCTCAACTCGGACCCGACCATTCTGGGTCCTGCGCTTCGCCGCCTCGCCGAGACTGACTCGGCTCTGGCTAACGAAGTCGTGAAGGCTCTTGACTCGGCGAACGCCCTGCTCGAGACCAATGTTGTTTTCACCGAAGTCGGTGCTGATGTCGCGAAGTCTGCGCCTGCCGATGACGCTTACTCCAAGATGGAAAACCTCGCCAAGGCCGCTGTGGCTTCGGGCGTGGCTCCCTCTTTTGAGGCTGCGTTGCTGGCTGTTGCCCAGTCGAACCCTGACCTCTACACCGCTTACCTCAACGAGAAGGGCCGATAAATATGGCATGGGAACAAAATCCTTACGCACTCAAGTTGACGTGCGCGCCTGACGTTTCCGTTGGCGGTTTGACCCAGATTGCTAGCACGAACTTCTCGGCTCCGATGCCGATTTTCCAGTTCGTGTACTTGACTGGCACCGCTAACCCCGCTTCTAACCAGAACGCCCCGCTTGTTGCGACCGTTTCGGCTGCTTCAACTCGCCCCCTCGGTGTGTTGCAGAACTCGCCTCGCGCTCGCTACAACGCCGCTGGCGCTGTGGAAGGTGTGGATGAGGCCGAAGTCACGATTTCGGGTATCACGAAGGTTGTGGCTGGCGACAGCGTTACCGTTGGTGACGCATTGACCATTGACGCTTCGGGTCGTGCGGTCACTGCAAAGTTTGGTGTGTCTTCGGGCACTGCCCAGACTGCAACCATTACGGGTGCAACCGCTAGCGGCACTACCGTTGCCTACACCACTTCCTCGACCACTACTTTCACGGTTGGTCAGTTCGTGGCTGTTTCGGGCATTGTTCAGGGCGGCACGGGTGCTGGCTCGCTGAACTACGAGGGCATTATCAGTGCCGTCGGTGGTTCGTCGGGTTCTTACACCTTCACCATTACCAACCCTGTCGCAAGCACGGTTACTTACACCTCTGGCGGTTCGGCAACGACCACCACGTCTTCGACCCAATACATTATCGGAACGGCTCTCGCTTCGGGTGTTCAGGGTGACATCATCACTGCTGCTATCGCCTGCCACAACGCAGCGCGCGCGGCTTAATAGGAAGGACTGAGGAAAAATGCCACAGCCCAACGTGAACAACGTTCACATCGATGCGATTCTGACCAACATCAGCGTCGCTTACCTGCAAAACACCGCCAACTTCATTGCGGACAAGGTGTTCCCGGTTATTCCGGTGGACAAGAAGTCCGACCTGTACTTCAAGTACACGAAGGAAGACTGGTTCCGTGACGAGGCTCAGCGTCGTGCCGATGGCACTGCTTCTGCTGGTTCTGGCTACGGTCTGCAGACGGAAACGTACAGCACTGACGTCTATGCCTTCCACAAGGACATCGGCGACCAGACTCGTGCGAACGCCGACAACCCCCTCAACCCCGACATGGAAGCGACGCAGTTTGTTACTCAGCGTCTGCTTCTGCGTAAGGAAGTTCAGTGGACCAACGACTTTTTCGTGTCTGGCGCGTGGTCGAACAGCACCTCGGGCGCAGCCTCGGGTTACTGGTCTGACTACATTGCCAACCCCACGACCTACACCTCGAGCCCCATCGAGTCTGTGGACGCGGCGAAGGCCACGATTTTGTCGACCACCGGATACGAGCCGAACACTTTTGTTCTCGGCTACCGCGTGTTCCAAATCCTGAAGAACCACCCCTTGCTGGTTGAGCGTTACAAGTACACCCAAGCCGGTGCAATCGTCACCGAGGAACTGCTTGCGCAGTTGTTCGGTGTGGACC